GGCAGATTTTTATATCCACAAATCAGAGTTCTGACTCTCGAGGGGCTAATTTGCCCATTATTCAAAGGCGCGATTACGGGCGTGATTGCGGCACGCCGGCGCGCCGAGGCGCGCGTATCATGTTCTCGGAGGTGATTTCGAATGCCGGCGCGCAGGAAACCAACGGTATTGCTTGAGGCGAGCGGCGCTTTTCAAAAGAATCCGAGCCGGCGCCGCGATAGAGAAGATGAGCCGGTGCCCGAGGGGCCGCTCGGCGGGCCGCCTGAGGAATGGCTCGAGGCCGCAAAGGCCGGCAATTCTCAGTTTCAGGCCTGGGTAAAACTATGGGACGAAGTGACCGAGATGGCGCAATTTGGCGTGCTCTCTTCGATGGACCGGATTCACGTCGAGAATATTTGCTATCTCGAGTATCGTATTCGGCGCATGGCGCGCGGCTATATGAAATGGGCAACGTCAGATTTTGCGGAGTGCAACAAACACCTGGGGCAAATTGGTTGCATTCCGAGTGAGCGCTCGCGTGTCAAGGGACAAACAAAGACGGCCGAGGTTGCCGGCGAATGGGCCGAGCTCGCCGCTGAGCAGCAGAAACGGCCGCCCGTCCAATAGTGTGCCGCCGAGTCGCGATTACGCGGCTATCTGCAATCAGTACGCACGGGATGTGCTGGCCGGCCGTATCGTGGCATGCAAGTGGATCCGGCTCGCCTGCAAACGTCATTTAGATGACCTGGCGCGCGAGCGCACGCCGGATTATCCGTATCGCTTCGACGCCGGCCGGGCCGCAAAGGCCTGCAGGTTTATCGAATTGTTGCCGCACGTCAAAGGCCAGTGGGCACGGCCGGCGCCGGGCGAATCGAACCGCATTCGGCTCGAGGCCTGGCAGGTTTTCAAAACTGCGAACCTTTTCGGTTGGGTAGAGAAAGCAAGCGGCTTTCGCCGCTTTCGCCGGATGTACGAATGTGTGGCGCGCAAGAACGCCAAAAGCACATGGGCCGCCGCGGTGGGCCTATACATGTTTGCGGCCGACGGGGAATACGGCGCCGAGGTCTATTCCGGCGCCACGACTGAAAAACAGGCCTGGGAAGTATTTCGGCCGGCCTGGTTGATGGCGCAGAAAACGCCGGAACTACAGCAATATTTCGGCGTGACTATCAACGCCAAAAGTTTACTTATCGATGCCGATTATTCGCGATTCGAGGCCGTCATCGGCAAACCGGGCGACGGTGCGAGCCCGTCGTGCGCGATTATCGATGAGTATCACGAGCATTCGACGCCGGAGCTCTTGGAAACGATGGAGACGGGCACGGGAGCCCGTCAACAACCGTTAATTATGGTAATCACAACCGCGGGCTCGCTGATCGAGGGACCGTGTTACATCATGCAACAAGAGGCGCAGCAGGTCCTCGAGGGTACGCTCGATAATGATCGTTTCTTTGTGCTGATTTTTACCCTTGATGAAGAGGAAGAATGGAAAACCGATGCCGGCATTTTCAAGGCGAATCCTAACGCCGGCGTGTCGGTTTCGCTCGAGTTTCTGCGCTCACAACAACGAGAGGCAATGCAGTCGGCGCACAAACAGGCCACGGTCAAGACAAAACATTTCGATTGTTGGGTGAACGCGCGGCGTGCCTGGATGAATATGGAGGCCTGGCGCCGGTGTGGAGATGCCAGTTTGCGCGTGGATGATTTTCGCCATGAACCGTGTTACGAGGGCGCCGACCTGGCCGCCAAAATTGATTTGGCGAGTCGCGTCAAGGTTTTTATCCGCGACGAAGAGGGGGTCCGGCATTATTACGTTTTTGCGCGTAGTTACGTGCCGCGGGATAGAGCGCTAGATACGCGGCATCCACATTACGAAAAATGGGTACACGCCGGCGCCCTGATTGCACACGACGGGCCGGAAATTCAATTGGCGAAGATTCAACGCGAAATCGAGGATGAGCTCGAGCGCTTTCAATTTGCGGCCATTGCCTTTGACCCGTGGTCGGCTTTGCAGATGCAGCAAGAGCTCGCCGCGCGCACCAGTAACGACGTGGTGATTTCCATACCGCAGACGGTTCAATATCTTTCGCCGGCCATGAAAGAGCTCGAGGCCGCGGTACTTTCGGGGCGTTTTCATCACGACGCAAACCCAGTTCTGACCTGGGCGATTTCGAACGTGATGGTGCGCGAGGATGCCAACGAAAATATTTTTCCACGCAAAGAAACGACGGGCGCCGGCTTGCAAAAAATCGATCCGGCGAGCGCTCTATTCAATGCCATGAATCGGGCTATGGTCGGCAATCCGGCCGCCGCCGGCGATTGCTTTTTCCTGGGGTAAGTTTTCTTTCCCGACAAAAAGAGGCGAGCAGGAAAATGAAATTCATGTCGCGAATTCGCGAGTGGATGAGCGCGCGCGCGAGTCTTGAAAATCCGAGTGTGCCGCTTTCGCTCGCGGCTTTCCTGGGATGGCTCGGCGCCGGCGAGCCGACGGCGAGCGGCGAGATTATCAACGTTGCGAGCGCTCTGCAGATTACGACGGTTTACCGTTGCGTGCGCTTGCTGGCCGAGAGCGTTGCCAGTTTGCCGATTGTCATCTATGCATCGAAAGAGAGCGGCGGGCGGGCGCGCGTCGACCACGATTTAACCTGGATCCTATCGAACGAACCAAACGACGAGATGAGCGCGGCAACGTTTTGGGAGGCCTTTACCGGCAATATGGCCGCGACTGGCAACGGTTATGCCGAAATCCTTCGCACGCGTGGCGGCTCGGTTGTGGGGCTCTATCCCTTGAGCTCGGGAGTTACGACGCCGCGGCGCAATGCGCAAACCAACGAGCTCGAATATGTGACAAGCGTCGGCGGCCGTGAGCGCGTGATTTCTAAAAGCGATACGATCCATTGCCCGTTACTCGGATTTGACGGGCTCAAAGGTTTCAATCCGATTACTTTAGCGCGGCAAATGCTGGGCGTGGCAAAGGCGACGGAAAAATTTGGAGCGAAGTTTTTCGGCAATGGCGCTTTTCCGAGTGGCATCCTGACGCCCGACGCGGGGAGTGTGATTACCGACAAGCAAAAGGCCGATTTGAAGGAATCATGGGAGCGCAATTACGGCGGCGACAATCAACGGCGCGTGGCCGTTCTCACGGCGCCCTGGAAATGGCAGGCGCTCGGTATCTCTCCCGAGGATTCGCAGTTTCTCGGCACGCAACAATTTACGCGTTCGCAAATCGCCGGCCTGTTTGGAGTGGCGCCGCATAAGGTCGGCGATACTACGCGGCTATCAAACAACAACCACGAGCAGGAATCGCTCGCGTTTGTGACCGATACGTTGCGGCCTTACTTGAATCGCATCGAGCAGGAACTCGAGCGCAAATTATTGCCGCGCTCGGGGCCGAATGCCTACACGTTGCAAATTGAATTCGACGTATCGGAACGGTTGCGCGGCGATTTTGTGACCACGCAAGAGGGCATGGCGCTGGGGCGTCAATGGGGATGGTTGAGCGCCAACGACGTGCGCCGAGGAATGAATTTGAATCCTATCGGCGCCGAGGGCGACGTGTATCTCTCGCCACTCAACATGATTGATGCGCGCAAGATTGACGAGCAGGGGGCGCCGGCGCCGGCGGCCGGCGGCCAGGCCGCGGCCGAACTCGACTCGGAAGAGGGGAGCATGCTGGGCCGGTATGCGGCGCAGCATGGCGCCGGTTTTGTGCGTGCGTTTCGCGCGGCTAATGGCGACGTGGAACGGTTGCGCGCCGGCCTGGTGAGCGTGGCCGCCGGCCTGGCCGATGCCGCGGCGCGTGAGCATCCGTTTATTTTCTGGCCGGATGAGACGCAACAACGTATCGCCGGCGAAGGGCTCGAGGGGAGTTTACGGCGCGTGCGGCGCGCATCGGTAGGCAATCAATTTCGCTTGAGCGAGCAATTTTGTCGGGAGGAATTTCGCCGCCTGGTTCGCAGCATTCACATTCAAACCGCGCGCGAGGGCGCGGCCATTCAGGCCGAGCAAGAGGTGCGCGGAGGGGGAGACTTTTTGCCATGAGCACACGCGAGAGACGTTTTATTTCCGGCGCAGGCCTGCGCGCGGCCGAGGGCGCGACGCCCGGCATTCAGGGAGTGGCCGCAGTGTATTCGCAACAGTACGATACCGGATGGTATGTCGAGAGCATTATGCCGGGCGCCTTTACGCGCGCCCTGGTCGAACAACAAGACGTGCGGTGCCTGTTTAATCACGACGTCAATCAAATTCTGGCGCGCACCAAAAACGGAACCTTGCGCCTGGCCGATTCAACCGCGGGCCTGAAATTTGAGGCCGATACGGATCCGGCCACGAGCGTGGGGCGCGACGTGCCGGCCATGATTGGGCGCGGCGATATTGACGGTTGTTCGTTTTCATTCAATGTGCGCATGGCATCCTGGCGCGACGAGTACGATGCCAACGGCAATTATGTGCAGAGTTATCGCGAGATTGAGGACGTGGATTTGTTCGACGTCGGGCCGGTGACGTTTCCGGCCTATACGGCGACGAGCGTCGACCTAAAAGCGGCGCGCGCGGCCGTGGGCGAGCTCGAGCAGGCGCACGGGCTTTGGCCGGAAGGATTG